CACAAAGCAAGGTAGGCTGGCAAAGAGAGCACTGGAAACATATGGTCTTCAACAGTTTGGAGAGAAAGGTGCTCCATCAATCGACATCATAATGAGAAGCGGCGGCACTCAAGCTGAACATGCGTTATATGAGAATGTCCAAACAGCAATGATTAAGTTTGCGAATGAAACAATATTCGCACCGAATAAGAACGACCTACCACAGTGGGCAACTTCACCGACTGGTCAACTTATGTTCCAACTTAAATCGTTCCCATTAAAGATGTTAAGACTTGGTAGGTACGCGATCAATGAGGCTAAGAAATCACCAGACGGTGACAGGAACCTAGCACCACTTCTTTACTATATGACTGCTGGTCCAGCGATGGGATTCACAGCAGCCAATGTAAAAGACGTTGTGCAAATGAGAGGTGGTGAAGACAACAGAGAGGCCGAAAGAAGGGAACGCCGACTAACCAAAACCTTTACCCCACTGGAAGGTAAGCTTGGAGAAAATTCTGACAAAGCTTTGGGCTGGTACTTCGATGGGTTTATGACAATGGGCGGTTTAGGGATCATCGGTGAGATGCTGTACGACACTGTATCACAGGCCGATAACGGTGCTTATGGACAGGTTCGAGTTGGAGAAACCTTCTTTGGACCTTCATTTGGATTAGCTATGGACGCATTGACAATAACAGGTGGTGGGTTCTCTGCTGTTGGTGATGCTATTTCTGGCGAGGGTACGAATGGTAAAGAACGTGCAGCAATGCGAGAGATTATCAGTCGTATCCCTGTTGCTGGACAGATGGGCGGTGTTCGAGAAAGCGTTGTTGATTTTATTGCTGGTGAGAAGGGCGCACGTAAATAACAATAAGAGAAACAAATCGCAAATGGATAGTGATGGATGGCGATACAATTGTCATCATTACTCGTGAAAAGAATATTGCCTTACACTTCTCCAAGTACCAATATAAAAAACCCCCCGACTGAAAGGTTTGGACCATCGGGGGGTAAGTCAGCCACAGGGAGGATCGTGGCTGTATGGAGAGTAAAAATGAATAATCATTTCTACATAAATGCTACTAATCTTTTTGCTCTTGTCGTCCTTTAATTGCGACTTCATATCCAAGGCCAGCGTACCCAACTTTATCTGAATAACTGTCTTTCTTTTCGGGCGATCTACAGGCGCGGCAAGTCTTGAGCCAATCCATCATAAGGCAAACGTGAAAGGGCATTATCTTTCCGTGTGTGCTCATGGCTATTGTAATAATAACATTCCAACCAGCAGCGATGTCGCTCATATTTTGGATAGCTTCGCCGTACTCTTCGTGGCGATCACCAGAGATTAATTGTTGCCCTTCCTGTATTGGCTCATCAGCCAGTCGATTAGACATCAGGCAATCCATGTGTAATGTTCATCTTCAACAAAAGAACATCTTGTTCACAACGTTCTGTTTCCAAATCCACAAGCATTTCTTTTGTATGTTTTAATTTCATACGTGCTTTGTGAAGGTCATCGTGGTTAGAAACTTCTTTTTCTAATTGTATTATGCGATCTTCAATTGACTCAATCTCAGCACGTTTTTTGATAATGCCTATGCGAGTATCTTTGATTTCGCTCCAAGGTATTTCCATAATATTCACTTTGGTTCCATCTCATATTGTTCAAACTTATCGCAAGCTTTCGGTTCTTGTCGTCCGGTTAATTTACAAGTGAAGCCCCCATCTGAATCGGGGCGAGACTGCTTACAAAATTGGCAAGCTGGTGTGAGTGGTGGGTTCTCCCAACAAGCAGTACGTTTAAAACAAAACTTACAACGCCAGTCTTCGGGATACTGTGCAACTCTACCAGCTTGCCCATCTAACGCACATTGAATATTAGCATAAATTTCGTCCCACGATTGTTGATCGAAGTGGACGATTTCACTGTGATAGTTACTGTCATTTTTATTGTAACTAATAAAGAATGAGCGCGAGATTTTAAACATTGCCATCATCATTTGCATCTGAGAATAGTAGCTTCGATGCGATACCTTGACCCCATAGGTCTTGAACTTTTTAAACGAGGCATCATTCATTGACTTCACTTCAAGGATAAGTTGTTCTGACCCATCCTCAAAGTCTACTATTCCATCACTATGACATACGATATGTCCACCTAACCAATGCTTGCTCCACTGCTTTCCAGTAATACCATTCTTTTCATAGACTCTTAGGTTAGCCATTTTCTTTAGATCATAAATAACTTGATCTTCTAATCTGTGACCTTCTCTAAATATCCTTCGAGTTCTAGGTTCTATTGGATCATTGGGGAAACCACGTAACGATAGCTGAAGCTTTGCAATGCAATCGTGTCCTGTACTAGCCCCGATATAACATCTCGCAATTTCGTCACGTTCTTTTGCATAGTCATCAAAGCCAGTATCAATGGCTTCGATAACTTCTTTTGCTTTATGATGGACAGGATGGTTCAAACTTTTGAGAAGTCTGGTATCTGATCATTAAGATTTCCCATTGGTGCAGCACCGTTATTAAAGGTAGCAGCATCAACAGGTCGCTCAGTATTAACATCACTTTTAAAGACTGCTGTTACTTGCGGTCTATCCCTTCCAGTATCTTTGACATTGATCTTGCATCTCTTTCCCATCCACCATTCAGAATTTGGTGGAGTTGAAGAAGTCCAACCACAGGCCATGCAAGCTTTCTTTAAATCTTCTCTGCCAATCCTGGTATTTTCTGCTGCTTTCTCAGCCGTACCGTTGTTGTTGTAGATGATCCAATACTTTGCATAATGATTGTCGCTTTCGAAACTAAATGCAACTTGGTTGTGACCACCGCTTGACAAGCCCACTTCAAAGTTACTTATTCTAGCTTCGTGAACACCCACTGGGAAAGGTGATCGGGATGTGCGCTCTTCTAGATGAACATCATCTAAGTTAATATCTAAGTAGTTAGTCATTGTGTTGCTCCTTGAGTTTTATATTTTTCGTATTCTTCATCAGTCATAAGGATGCGCTTTACTTTCTCAGCTACATTCCCATCGTTTTCTATGGACGCAATTCTATTTTTTGGATCACGCCTCTTTCCTTGCCAGCCTTGAACCTTGTCAAAAATAGTGAAGCGTTGAAGCTGGGTAATCTCTTTGCCTTGACTATTCTTTGCGGTAACTGGCGCAACCGTTATGCAGCCAACTAAGTCAGCAGTTCCGCAATACTGCTGCTCTTTTGATTTTTGATTTAACATAGGCCAGTAAACAGTTTGACCGTCTGCTTCACGGACAACAGCCAATGCTACCAGTATTGTATGTATTGGTAAGTCTCTCAGGTCGTTTACTATTGGATCAAGAATAGCATCGTATTGAGTGTAGACTTGTCTATTATCTTTAACAGATTCACGAGCCTCTGCGAAAGCGCGTCTGCTTAACTCAGTCAAGCTATCAACTGCAATCCAGTTATAACCCATCTCGCGGAATTGAGGTGTTTGAATCCATTCTAATATCTCTTTAAAGCTATACCCATTTGGATATTTATTCTTATCGACTGGCTTTATTACTGAGTAAAATTCTACTGCATCAATATTTTTTGGCATAATCGTTTCGAGTCCAGCCTCTCCCGAAATAACTAGACCTTTACCAAAGATGTCTTTGAAGTCTCCAAGTGCGTGAGTTTTTCCTGATCCAGCGTGTCCGTAAATCAAGACATTTAAGGAACGCTTTCTAACGTCACCTGTGTTGAATGGTTTAATGTTCATGTTTTTAAAACCTTGATTGTTGATGATCCTCTTTTAATTGTAAGTGCGCTGCGAAGTTTCGCTTTAGTGTCATCGTCCGAGGAATCGTAAAGACGTTTTGTGACACTAAACTTATTGCTCACACAGTCGGGTCTTCCCCCACCATCTGAGAACATCTCTTCTAGTATACGAGCATCCCACTCATATTTTTCTGCTGATGTAATTTTTAATCGACCACCAGTATCCAGTGGTATCTCATACTCACCAGCTTCTTCGGGAAACTCAGCAAGCATTTGTTCTTTTAGGTACTCTAGCTTTTCTTTTATACCAACAAATACATCGTATGTATGTTTGTACTCTTTACCCCAAATACTAAGTCGCTCATCTTTTGTGGTTTCTGGCAACACAAGGTTGTCACCATATATAACTTCATCGTTCATAATAATAATATTTACCATTGCAAGAGTTGTGTTTAGTGTGTAGTAACATATGCACTACACAAAAACAAGAGGAAGAAATGCACTTCAATATTCAGAAGTTATTAAAAGACTTAGGGGGTGCTCGACAGGTAGCTAATCAATTGGGCATTTGTCGGACTATACCTTACGGTTGGATCAAGCGTTCTTTCATCAGTTCTAATTATCTCTCAGAAATTAAAAAAGCCAATCCCGACTTGGATGTTAATCATTACTTTGAACAGGAAGAAAAGAATGTCAGAGAAAGTTCTAAACGCAGCCCTTGAATATTTAGAAAGAGGGTGGTCAGTTATACCAGTTCGCAAGGGGCAGAAGACACCTCTTGTTAGCTGGAAAGAATATCAAGATCGACTTCCAACGGAAGAGGAAATCTACCGTTGGTTTGATAAAACAGAAAACGACATTGCTATCATCTGCGGCAAGGTAAGTGGACTCGCCGTAGTAGATACGGACAACCAAGAAGCAACTGAGCAAGCAAGAGTAAACGGTTGGGATCGAACACCGTACCGTGTTAAGACTAGAAAGGGCTACCACTTCTATTTTTCTACTGACAAGAGAATACAGAAAGGGAAGCTTACAGATAAAATAGATTTACAAGCTGAAGCATCTTATGTTCTGGCTCCACCTTCTACAGATAAAACTCTCGCATTATTAGATGGGTGTGATCCAGATGAGTTGCCACCTTATCGTGGACCTATGGCTGGCGAACACAATGTTATACCTATCCAATCGCATGAGAGATACGAAGACCTAAACCTAGACAATATAATTATAAGAGTTCCAGTAATGGAAGCTGCACAACAATTTGTAGAAGAAAATGGTAGGCTTCTTCGTGCTGGTGATAACTGTCACAATCGTTTGGTTAGTCTCGTAGGTGAGTTGTTTGCTGAAGGTTTACAGGTAGAAGAGATACATTCTAAATGTCACCAGTTTTGTAATGAGTTTATGGATCATCCCTTCGATGACAAGAAGATCATCGGTGTGATCAAAGACATCGGACGAAACGAAATAAGGAAAGCTGAGAGGAAGATAGAGGACAAGCCTAAAGAACCTTCTCTTGTCTTCGAGCCTATCACTACTCATTCCATACCAGAACTTGAGTCCAAGATAGGTGATCAAACTTTCTTTGTTGATCCAATCATTCCAAGTAATGATGCAAGCTTGACAATGATCTTTGGTTATTCCGGTCATGGTAAAAGTATGTTCGCTCGGAACATGCTGTATGCTAGTTGCGTGGGTCAGATGAATTACGGCCCCTTTATTCTTACTGACAAACCTAGAGTCTTATACCTTGACCTTGAGAATGGCAGAAGAAATGTTCTTAGGTTTCTAAAGCAAGCCAAGAAAACTTATGGAGATGCCAAAGAAAATTTTATGATGTTCTCTCCCTTCATGCACATGGACATGAATCTTAAAACGGAAGCTGGTGTTGGGCTGCTGCTGAATCTTATCGAACAAACAAAAGCAAACATCGTTTGCATTGATACTGTTCGTACAGCGTGGGTCGGAATGAGTGAGAACGAGGGGAAAGAGTGGTCGGGTATAAACAGTCTGATACTCAAGCTTCGTAACTCAGGTATCTCAGTCGTGCTTGTTCATCATGCAAACAAACCGCAAGGGGATGGTGCATCTGGATCATATGCTGGATCAACTAACGCTCTCACCAACCTAGAGTTCGGCATCAAGATAACTCAGGTGTTCGATGAAGAGGAAAGAGCCAGGGCAAAGGCTGGACTTTTTGCTGGCAGCATTGAGAATCCATTGCTGCACAACCTGTATCATCCATTAGCTTTGACTGATGGTGAACGCATGGCTGTCAAGATGGAAGTTCGATTTGTAAAAAACAGGGAAGCAGATGAGAGCCTAGAAGATTTGAGCTACGTTGGTTTTGCTAGTAATTATGATACCGATACGTTCCGATGTGTATCAACAAAGACTGCTAAACAAAGTGCATTAGACTTTGCCCAACCTTGGGTTGATAAGGATGGTGTGGTCAAGCCACCACTATCTGATAAAGAAATCTCTGCTCATTTAAACATTCATCCATCTATAATTTCTGAATGGACATCGAAGGTTCGAGCAAAACAAGTGGCAAGTTTTATTGCCAATAATCAATAAAGTTTTTTTGGTAGAACTTTAAACTCGCGTTCTTTCTTTCTCGTCCTCTCGAAATCAAGAGGCTCCATAAGAGCCTCTCGCTTTCTAACGAAAACTCTTTCAGCGAGTTTACAGGTGTTCGCTAATTTGTCAATACAAGTTGTGTAAATATTTACAATAAAGTTGTGTTGTAGTATATACAATACCGTCAACTATAAAAGAGGTAGTGATGGGTCAGAAGAGTCCAATCACATCCGATGTCGAGCAATTTTTAAAAAATAAACATAAGCAACATACTCACAAGGAACTCGCTCAGATCATAGGATGTTGTATCGAAACAGTACGAAGAGCATTAGTTAGATTAGATTTAGAAGTAATTCACGGTGCTAAATATCAACGTCGATTACCACCTAAGAAGTGGGGTCGTCCCTGTATAATTTGTGGCTGTAAAAAGCAGCGACCAAAGATGCAGTTTAAATGTCAAGCTTGCCATGATCGAGAACGTGACCAGGACAAGCACATAGCTCACCAGAAAAGTAGAACAATAACTTTACCACAGGTGCAATTATGTCAAAACAAAAACGTAAGGGTGATGGTTACGAAAGAGAACTTGCTCACTGGTTAAATGAAAACGTGTATGGAGAAGAGCGTTGTGAACGTGCGCCTCTATCCGGTGGTGGCAAACATCACATGGGCGTTGGGGGAGCAGACTTATTAGGCACTCCCTATATATTCGTAGAGGCTAAGAGAGTAGAAAAGTTAGCCTGGCGAGATGCACTCGCTCAAGCTGAGAGAAACTCAGGAGCTAAGAACAATGGCAAGACACCTCTCGTAGTGACTCGACGTAACAGAGAGAGTACAGAAGACAGTGTTTGTATTCTTCGACTGAAAGAGTTCAAATTATTCTATGAAGCCTACCTTCGAGAGATGACGTATGGCGATTAGTGAGGACGACAAACCTCGTAAATAATCTATTATAATAACTACGCTTACTCTGACTTTTACTTAACATTCTATTTGGAGTGAGCATTGGCTATTCTAGAAACTATCATGGCGGCGAATGCTTCGTATGCCGTTATAAAAAAATGCCTCGAAAATTCGGGAGAGGTCAAAGACATGATCACTCATGTCGGAAGATTTCTTACGGCTGAAGACCAACTCAAAGAACAAGTGAGAAAGAAAAAGGCTTCTCCTTTAACAGCCATAACTGGTGGTGCGGAAGGGGATTGGGAGTGTTTCCAGCAATTAGAAGACATTAAAGAAAAGCGGCGTGAACTTGAAAGCTGGACAAGATTGTATGCAAAACCGGGCACCTGGCGAAGATGGCAAATCTATCAGCAAGAGGCGCGAGTAGCTCGAAGGGCAGCGGAGAAACAAGCAGAGAAAGAAAGGCAAGAGAGGATCGAAGCAGTCAGCATGGTTGCTGGTGTTGTGTTAGCTGTGTCAGTCGTCGTTGCTGGAATATATTTCATTGCAAAATTCATGGGGAAAATCTGATGGCATTTTTCGTACTTGTCTTTTCTCTTTGGGGTAACACCGGAACCACTTGGGAGTACATCGGAAACCAATACATATACAACACTCCCATGACGCTAGAGCAATGCCAGTTCATTGCTGCTGCACAACACTGGTCGAAGATAGAGAACAATGAATACTACAGATTAAGTGTCGAATGTATACCAATGAACAAAGGTGTCGGTGCTACGCTGTAGCTCCGCACAAAATAATGGGGATATAAAATGGGTTTCGAAAGTCTAATAACAATCGTGATAGCATTGATCGGGTCGGCTGGCTTTTGGTCTTTCGTAACAATGAAAGAGAAGACAAAGAGGGAAGCTGCAACTGAGTATCAGAACACATTGAAAGATCAGGTAGACCGCCTCGCAAAAAAGCTCGACACCTATACCAAAGATAAAGAAGACTTACTGAAAGAGATGGGTAAGCTTCGAAGTGAATTAGCAACAGCACAAACAACCATCTTACATTTGCAAACGCTACTAGGAAAGTGACAAGAACAGACCAGATATTTATTGGCCGAGCTGGTGAATTTTACGCAGCCTTTATATTAGAAAGACATGGCATCAGAACAACCCATGTTGATTTGCCAGGTGATGATTTGTGGTGTGATACTCCTAACATTGGAATGATTAGAGTACAGGTAAAGTCTTGTTCAAAGGCTATGATTCATGGCGTGAAAGCTAGACCACCTCGCTACTCATTTCAGTTCGGTCCCAAACGCCATGCCTATAAAGGTGTATACATCGTAGTAGCCCTTGATAAAAAACTTTGCTTTGCATTTCAGAGGGACGACATCATCGGACGAACCCTTAAAATAAATCCTGATCGTTTTACTGAACAAGAACAGACTGAAACTATTAGGAAAGTATTTAAGTTATGAGAAAGATTAATCAGATCATTGTTCACTGTACCGCAACTAGACCGGACTGGTGGGAAAACAAAACAATAAACGAACAAGTCAAAGAGGTAACTCGTTGGCATTTGGACAGAGGTTTCTCAGATAATGGCTATCATTTTTTGGTATCCAGAAGTGGAGAGGTAGTTCAAGGTAGACCAATAGAAAAGTCAGGTGCTCATGCGAAGGGGCATAATCTTTCCAGTATTGGAATTTCTATGTTTGGGGGATTTGGATCGGATGCCGACGACCTGGCAACAGAACACTTCACACCGCTACAACTCGCAGCAACCTATGACTTGATCCGAAAACTACAAGGGCAATACAATATAAAGAACGAGGATGTGATTGGTCACAATCGTATCTCATCTAAGAGTTGCCCAGGCTTTCGAGTTCAGAAGTGGCTATCGGGTATGAAGCTATCAGAAGCTACAGCTAAGAAGCCAGAGAGAACCAAGCCTCGACAATCGAAGACAGTCAAAGCATCAGCAGCTACAATCGCAGCATCGGCTGGTACTGCTGTCACCTCGCTCACAGGTATGAATGAAAATGCACAGTACATCATCCTCGGATTTGCTGGACTGACTGTATTGTTCGGACTCTACATAATGCGAGAGCGTATCAAGGCATGGTCAGAGGGCTGGCACTAAAAGGTGGGTATAATGTTTGGAAGCAAGCTTCAGCTATACTTGCTGATCGGCGCAGCCTTTATACTAGGACTGCTCGGAATCTATTCCTCCGGTATCGCCAGAGGACAGGACAAAATTAAACGTAAAATGGATCAGAAACTAATCGACGATATGCGATTAGCGAAAGGTGTTGATGATGAAATTAATTCGATGGATGATGATAGCCTCGGCAAGCTTGCTAATAAGTGGTTGCGCGAAGATAACAAGTGACTCGTATTGTGACGTTGCTTTCCCCATGTACTTTGGGGATCAGGAAACGATTCGATCACTCGAAGAGCACGACCATGAGTTATTTATAGATGTGCTTGTACACAATGAAACATACGAAGAGTTGTGTAATTAGTACCCCATAGTTGACAAGTAGTAGTATAAACGCTACAACCCCCCTAGTACCTTGTGTACTTTAACTTTTAAACAATGGGGGAACTATGGATATAAAACAATTAAATCAACGGTATGCGCTTCACTTAGCTGAGTTAGAACTAGCTCAGTACATGGGTGAGTTGTATCCAGCAGAGGAAGGTGAAGGAGAAAAAATAAGAAATTATTTTATGTCCACACCTAACCGTCGAGCGTTTGGAATTAAGTGTGCGATTTGTACATTAAAAGATATGGA